TCAATCTCTATTAAGTTCTTTAAGATTAAGAAATAATGGTTCAGGTCAATACGGTGGTAGTTCACCACAAATTGACATTTCATATACAAGTTTAAGTCAGGTGGCATTGATTCAAGTATTCACTGACTTACCAACTATAACCTCAAAAACAATAAACATTACAGGAGCATCAGGAGCAGCATCATTAACCCCTGCTAATAGAGCGATTGCTACTGGCAAAGGATGGACAATAACAGGATAATAATATGATATACAAATTATTTATAGAAGATGGGGAGTATCAAGATATTGATACCAAAGAACCCCGCAATATGATGGAGGTAACTATTGCTTACACTCCTGATGGAATTAATGTAGGCTGGGACGAGTTTGATTCAAAAGATGACGCAATGTTCCACTACAACATAGAATTGAAACCAGAGGTCTTAGATGAAGAAGAATAATGTGGATAAAAAATTTTTAAAATATATTTTATAGTATGGAAGAAGATTATGTGGCGGATTTAAGAACGCTAATTAACGATGAAGGTCTTTATGATAAAGAAAAGTTCTATAAGATAATATCATTATTAAAAGTATTGCCAGAGATTTTAGATATGGCAAAGAAAAACAAGTAAGAAATGGCAAAGAATGTAGATTTAAATGTAAGGGTTAATACCGCTCTTGAAGGTGGCGATACCCTCAAGACCTTAAGAGAGTTAAAACAGGTTCAAAAAGAACTTGTTGCTGGTAGTGAGGACTATAAGAAAGTCGCTCAAAGAATGGCTGACATTAAAGACAAGACAAAGGGTGCGACAACTCAATCCCAAGACCTTGTTGATACTCTTGCATCTGCACCAGGCCCTTTGGGTATGCTTGGTCGTGGACTTGATACTATTACTTCTTCAACTAATAAATTTGGATTAGCTCTTAAAGCCACAGGAATTGGTTTAGTCGTAGGATTGATTGGAATGCTTGTAAAAGCCTTTAGTGAAAACGAAAAGGCAATGAAGAAGCTTGAACCAATTATGATTCAATTTGAACAGATTCTTGGTGGTATATTCACAGCATTAGAGCCTGTATTTGATATGTTTGTTGATTTGGCTATTAAGGCAATGCCATTATTCACAACTGGTATAAAGTACATTTATACCTCAATTTCAACATTACTTCAATCTATTGGTAAGTTAGGTAGTGCGTTATACAAAGTATTTAGTGGTGATTTTAAAGGAGCATGGGAAGACGCTAAATCTTCAGTAACAGGTTTTGGAGATACGTTTAACAAAACCGCCGAAGCATTTGATAAAGGTGCGTCAGAAATGACAAAAACTGAAAAGAAGAATGCTGAAGAACAAGAAAAAATAAGAAAAGAAAAGGCTGAGAAAGCCGCAAAGGCTGCCGCTGATGCATTGGCTCTAAGAAAGGCTGACCTTGAAGCAAAGATTAAACTTGAGACAGATGCTGAGAATACTTCCAAAGAGAAGTTAATGGCATTGTATGAGGAAAGATTCCAAGCTGAGATTAAAGGTCAAAAAATGACTGATGCTCAGAAACAAGTATTAAGAGCTGAGAATGCTAAAAAGGTTGATGAAGCATTAAAGGCTGACAAAGACGCAAGACAAAAAGCGTTTGATGATGACTTAAAACAATTACAAGAAGCTGGTAAATTACAGATTGACCAATTAACGGCAAACTATAATGAAGCTAAAGCAATCTATGGTGAGAACTCCAAAGAAGCAAGAGCAGCACAGGATGCTGTATTTGTAGCACAATCTCAAGCACTTCAAAATGAAAAAGACATATTAAGTCAAAAGAAAGAACTTACAGATGCTGAAGTTTTAAGACTTAAGAACATTGCGATTGAACAACAGAACTTAACAACAACTGTTCAAACTGAAAACCAAAAAAGAATTGAATCTGATGTAGCAACATTCTTAAAGAAACAAGAAGAACAAAAGAAGTCTGATGATGCGGCATTTGCTCAGAAGATGCAAGCAGCTACTAATGATTTTGACGCACAACAAGGGATATTAGACGCCAAGATTGAACAAGATAGATTATACTATGAATCATTACTTGCTCAAGAAAATCTAACGGCAGAACAAAGAAAATTAATACAAGACCAACAGACCGCAAATGTTCAAGCAAATGCGGATGCTCAGATTGCAATTGACCAAAAGAAATTTGAAGCTCAACAAGCATTGTTAAATGCGACAGGAGCGGCAATAACCGCAGTTGCTGACATCATTGGAAAGAATACTGTGGCTGGTAAAGCTTTGGCGGTTGCGGCATCATTAATCAATACATATACGGCTATTGCGGGTCAATTAGCTGCCTTTGCTAAGGTACCTGTTCCTGGTTACGCAATCGTTCAAGCTGTTGCAACAGGATTGATTGGTTTTAAAGCTGTTAAAGATATTATTGCCACACCAGTACCATCAGCAGCAGGAGGTTCAGGTGGAGGAAGTGGAGCGGCACAAGGAGGTGGAGGACCATCAGTTCCAAAACCAAGAGGATTAGCAAGAGGTGGATTCGTATCAGGATATGGTTCAGGAACAAGTGACTCAATCCCCGCATTATTGTCAAATGGTGAATCAGTAATTAATGCTTCATCAACTGCAATGTTTAAACCATTATTATCTACGATTAATTCAATAGGTGGTGGTAGAAGATTTGCTTCGGGTGGTATTGTATCATCTGACTTCAATCAAACTCAAGCAATGACAGATTTGGCTAACTCATTGGGTGGTATGAATAGTTCTGAACCAATCAAAACATACGTAGTTGCAAGAGATATTACAAACCAACAAATGATGGATAGAGCGATTAAATCTCGTTCCACTATTTAATTTTTAACGCTTTAACATAAATTGATATTTAATATAAGATGACTCCTAAAATAATTGAATTAATTATAGAAGACGATGACGACCAAGGCGGTCTTGACGGAATTGCCTTAGTTGAAATGCCAGCGCATGAAGCTGATTTTGAGTATTTCTCAAATACTGAGAAACCAACTCATTATGTCTTATCTGACGATGAAATACCAAAAGTAGTTCAGATGTTTCATGCTTATGGAGAGCCACAAGGTCTATTAGAAAAAGAAGGATGGTTTATCCATTCAATTAGACCAATGAACAAAAAAGAGTTCCAAATTTTAGCAAATCCAAATGCACCATCAGCACAAGATACTGATGAAGTAAGATTTAGATATAAGTACGTTGGTCCTAAAGACGATAAGAATAGAACCTTCTGTGCTGAAATGATGTCAGCGGGTAGAGTATTCAGAATTGAAGATATTCAAGAAATGTCAAACAGAGATGTTAATCCTGTGGGACCTGATGGATATGATATATTTGAGTGGAGAGGTTCATTCAATTGCAGACATAAATGGGTTCAACTTATTTACCGTAGAGATGGTAGAATTATCAATAGTGATAAAGTTGAAAGAGGAATAATTGACGAGGATGGAATGCCAGGTCCTGATACAAGAACAACAGCTACAATCGCTGCTGGTAATACTCCTCCAAGAACAGGATTCTCATCATCAAACCCTGACGTAAGCGCTTTACCAGTATACGTTGATGAAGTAGGTGGTGATTTAGTTAGAAAACCTGTATTAGCATCACTTCCTTTATTTGAAAATAAAGAAGATGCTGAAGCATTAGCTTTAGTGATGGGATGTAAAGGTTCTCATAAACATAGTTACGGTGATAAAATTCTTTATATGCCGTGTGAGAAACATCCAGAACAAATGGCAGGATTAGAAGATGCTTGTTGGGAAGGATATGAACCAATTGGAACTAAAATTGGTGATGATGGTAGAGAAGTACCTAATTGCGTTCCAATTAAAGAAGAAATGAACGATGATGGAACTTATAGGAACGATGAGTTTCTTAGCTTTGATGATTATCCTGCACTTATTCGTAAAAACGCACAAGCGGCTTTAGACTATATTGAGAAGACAGGTAATCCTAAAGGTTGTATGACTCAAGTAGGTAAAGTAAGAGCACAACAATTGGCTCAAGGAAAACCGATATCCTTAGAAACGGTAAAAAGAATGAAAGCCTATATCTCAAGGCATAAGAAAGATTTACAAACAAGCAAGTCATATGACGATGGTTGTGGTAAATTAGCCATGGATGCGTGGGGAGGGTTGGAGGCTTTATCTTGGGTTGAAAGTACTATTAAAAAATATCAAGAAATGTCTGCCGATGACACAACATTTCAAGTGTTCAATAATGAACAAAGATTAGTCGTTGGACCAGCAATGATACCTGATAAGATGATTATCAGAAGAAATGAGATTACTGGTGAAATATATTATGTCTATTTTACTGCTGAGACAATTAAGAAACTACAACAAAAGTTTATGCAAGAAAAGTTATTGGATAAAACCAATATTGAACATGGCAGAAAATTCTTGACTGGTGTGGATGTTGTTGAAAGTTGGATTGTTGATGACCAAAAATTAGATAAACAACAAGTATTCGGAATGGATTATCCTAAAGGAACTTGGATGGTATCAATGAAAGTTAACAACGATGATACTTGGAATAAAGTTAAGGACGGAAAACTTAAAGGGTTCTCAGTTCAAGGATATTTTATGGAGAAAGCTAAGTTTAGTTCAGTATCTAATGAAATATTACAAGAAATAAAACAAATATTAAAAGACGTAAAATGAATTACCAAGAAGCAATCAAAAAAATAAATAAACTGTTGGGATTGTACAAATTTACATCTTACAAAATCGCGGAAACAGGAGAAGAAATCATTTCTGAAGGTGAATTGGCTGTAGGAGAGCCTATTTATGTAATAACAAGTAATGGTCAACTACCTGCTCCCGATGGTGAGTATGAATTGGAGGACACTACCAAAATAAAAATTGAAGACGGAAAAGTCAAAGAATTAAAATACGATATGGAAAACGAATCGCTAAGCTTCACAGAAGCTACAATGAAAGATGGAACTGTTCTAAAATCACCTACATTTGATTTGGGTGAAGATGTATCAGTAGTTGGTACTGACGGTAAAGAAACTCCTGCACCAGACGGAGAGCACGAAATTGCTCTTAAGGATAGTGAAGGAAATGAAGTTACTATCAGAATTATAACTAAAGATGGCAAAATCACTGAAAGAGAAAATGTTGAAGAGTCAAACCCTGAAATGCCTGAGAATGGTGAAGAAATGGGAATGATTCCAGCATTGTCTGATGTAAATGATGTAGCAGACGAATCATTCAAAAAATCTATTATGGAGAAAATTGATACCATGATGGCTAAAATGGAAGAGATGGCTTCTAACTATGAAGACATGAAAGCTAAAGTTGCTAAGTTCTCTAAGGAACCTGCGGGTGAACCTGTTAGACAAGCAAAGAACATGATTAACGAATTTAACGCAGCAAAGGATGATTACATTTCTCAGCTAGTTAATGTAAGAAGAAAGTCTTACACAAAATAAACAAATAAAAAATAAAACAAAAATAAAACAAAAATTATGGCAAACAAAAAATATGACTTTAATTTTAACTTATCTTCTTTGGCTACTTATACAGACCAAGTTGGTGGTGAATTAATCAGAAAAGCTGTTCTTGAAGGTGAAACTGCGAAGATTATCAAAGTTCAACCTGGTGTCGTAGGTTCTCAAGCAATCAACTTGCTTAACTCAAACCTTTACGTTCAAGAGGGTACTTGCGGATGGGATGCATCTGGTACAACTATCTACACTCAAAGAAACATTACTACTTGTCAATACAAGGTAAACGAATCTCTTTGTCCTCGTGACTTAAATGATTACTGGTTAGGACAATTGTTACAACCTGGTGATTACAATGAGACTGTTCCATTTGAAGAGCAAATCTCAATCTTAAAAACTCAACAAATCTCTCAATATTGTGAGAATTTGATTTGGGGAGCTTCTTCAGCTACTACTTGTTTCTCAGGATTCAAACAATTAGTTGCTCAATTAGGAACAGGTACTACTACAGTAACTGGTGGTATTGTTGTTACAGGTCAAACTGCACTTTCATCAACAACTGCATTATCTCAAGTGGATGCTTTGATTGAAAGAATTCCTGATGATGTTGTTAACAGAACTGACTGGGTTGTGTTTATGTCTCACGCTAACTACCGTAAGTACTTAATCAACTACAGAACTGCTAACTACTACCACTATAATCCAGAATCTTCTTACGAAGACTTCAAAACATTCCACCCTGCTACTAACATCTTAGTACACCCTGTTGGAGGTTTGAATGGTTCTAACTTATTAATGTTAGCTCCAGCTGGTTACATGGTATTAGGTGTAAACTTAATGTCAGATGCTGAAACATTGAAAATGTGGTACGCAGTTGACTTTGACGAAGTTAGATTGAGAAGTAACTTCAACTTAGGTGTGCAAATTGCATGGCCTGAGTACGTTATTACTAACGGATTATCATAAACTAAACTTAAACTAAAAAAATAAAATTATGAGTTTTTCATCTTGTTTTACAACTGCAAATATCTGTAAAGGATGTAGAGATGCAGTAGGTGGTATTAAGCAGGTTTACATCGTTGCGGGATGCGTAACTGGTGTTACTGAAAATGCTAACCAAGAAATATTAACAGTAGG